AACTATCAGTTTCCCATTTTCAACTATTCTACATATACGTGAGTCCAGGACAATAAGCGGACAATGTGTAGATAATGTGCGCATAGATATTTGTGTTCAATATAGTCACTAAATACTGTATTATAAGTGTTGTCAAGAGGGAAGCAACAAACGCCTAAGAGGAAAGGCGCAGTTAAAAAAGAGCATACAAGAACGGAGTCTAAAATGTATGAGGTTGACGTGTTTATTGATTCTCATATCTTGGAAGCTGGTAAGACTAAGAATCTTGGTAAAGCATTGCATATTTTAGCTGATAATGTTGATTTGTTAGAGTCTGCAAAGGCTGATAATATTACTGTTTTCGATATTGATAACGATTTTAAAGTCGTTGCTAGGATTGACAGATTCGACCTTTCCGAGGATTGTTTGGGCATTTCGGGTGAAACTGTTATTGATTTTGTCAATCGAAGGGGGTCTATTTGAGTATAAGTTGGCTTTGTGCAAAGTTTACTATGAGGAATAGTATGTGAAGACTTTGTGAAACTTCTTACATTTTCAGATTCACAGTTGTTCAAGTTTACTATTCTGCCATAATAAACATGTTCCAATTCTGCCACTTTTAACGAAAGGATTCAAAAATGGCACGTCAAATCACTTTTTTCAAGTATGAGGTCGGCATCCAGTCCCTTGAGAAGGCCGAGGACGGTCGTTACGACCTTGTCTATACTCCCGTGGGCACCATGGAGGATACCTCTCTCACTAAGACCGATATCCGCAAGTTCATCGCCGCCAGCGGCGTGGAGTGCAAGCGCGGTACGGAGGTCTATGCCAAGAAGCTTGCCAAGGTCGTCTACAAGTTCTCGACCGAGAAGCTGCTTGAGATTGCCGACTCCCGTGAGGAACTGCCGCTCGATGAGTAGCGGCAACGTGTCCAATCCTACGGATTGGTCACGTGGGGCATAGTGTTCTCTGTAGCTCCATCTCACTATGTCCCACGTGGTCAATCAAGTAACCTAAAACGGGTTCGCCACATGGTCAAGGAGGTAGCAATGGGCTATTTCGACAAGTTCAACAAGGGCGTGGGCATTCCGTTCATGGACGGGCGTACTAAGACGGACATTCCTGTAGGCAAGGGTCTCCATCTCAAGGACTACGGTTTCATCAAGGGCGATGATGCACCGTTCGCGGTTATGCTGTTCGAGGAGTATCCTGAGAACTTCATGTTCGGCAACTCCATTGTGACCGATGATATCAAGACCATCGAGAAGGACATGGGTTCCAAGGAGCAGGCCTTGAATCTTCTCGCCGGTGTGTCCATGAAGTTCATCAAACGCATCTCCAAGCGCGGACGCGACTACATGTCGGTGGAGTTCATCGAGGATAACCCCATCCCGTTCGACTAGCTGCCCATTCCGAGGGGCGCATTGCGCCCCTCATTTTCAGGAGGTCAATGTTGTGAAGAAACTGATTTTATCTGGCATTATTGCCGTTTTATGTGGGGTTGCGGCGGTTGAATTTATCGGGTGCTATTCTAATAGCGGCGATAGGTTGTGGCTAGTCTTCTCGTTTATGTGTCTTGTATGCTTTGCTGAAGCTGTGTTTTTTGCTGTCGATACGGTGAGGAATTAGATATGCCAGATATCACACGTAACGGCGTCTGCTATGCCATCGAGGACAGCCCGTTCTACGAGGAGGTGGACGGGTACCGCTTCTACTTCTCGTCTGAGACCCATCGCCGTAAGTTCTTCGAGAAGGCGCGTATCCGCCAGAACTGGCTTACGGACTCGCTGTCGCGCCGCTTCCATTTCCACCTCGATGCCTCGCTTGCCGCCATCTTCCAGCTCTACACCCAAGTTGAGTCGCGCGGCTTCTACGTGGTATCCGAGCGCGGCGAGGAGTTCCGTTGTCTGGAACAGTTGAGGCTTCGGGTCGTGATGTGAGATGCCCGGCTTCAACTGGACTGCATCCCGCCTCAGCCGCCTGCGCTCGGCGGTGCGTTCGTTCAATGCGGCGATAACCCGCAGGGAGCGCGAGCTTGACGATGAGGGCCAGTCAATCCTCAAGGGCTATCTGCCCAGCCGTGTCACCGTGGAGGGTATCATGTCGCGCGTGCATTCCGTGAACGACTTTCGCCGTATCGTGGGATACAAGTCGGATAGGAAGCACCGCAGGTACAGCGAGCTTACACGTGTGCTCAAGACGGTCAACAGGGATGCCCTCGATATCACGACCGATGAGTTTGGCAGGCTCACGACTAAGTATTCCGAGCGCCAGTACAAGCTAGACATGCGGGCGATACGCAGGCAGCGCCAGAAAACGCTTGAGGATATCGGGCGCGAGTTCTTCGAGGGTGACGATGCCTACGATATGGATGAGCTGTCTCCAGCCAAGTACGGAACGCTCACCTCGGACAATGACTTGATGCCCGAGGACGAGGGCGAGGCCGATGATTCATACACGGACGTTGACCCCGACACGCTCAAGAGGTGGGAGCAGGAGGATGCCTCCCGCAAGCGCGAGCAGGTCGCTGTGGATGCCATGTACGAGGTCTACCGCAGCACGTGGACGGATGCCAGCAACCGCCATGCGGTTATGGGCGGGTATCAGGAGCTGTTGGACGCGCTCGACTGGATGGCCGAGAACGAGCCGGCCTATCTCAACAAGCTGTTCGCGCTGGGATATGACGAGTTGGACCCGAGCTACATCAGCGAGAGTGGCGGCGAGAACAACCCGTATGTCAACACGCCCTACGAGACACGCCACAACAGGGCCGTCAGGTTCGTTGCGGACAGGGCGAGGAAGGTCGGTTATGAAGGTTAGCGATGCCACGCAGGTCATCCCTGAGCCTATGTGGGTAATTGGCAACCCAGATATCCTATCCAAGATGGCAGGTGAGGATATCGACTCTATCTATAACGCGCTGTCGGACCTCATGGACAGGGAGGAGGTCAGCGTCTTCGGTGACGGCGGCGATGAATGGTGGGAGGACACGTTGAATCGCAAGAGCTATACTGCGGACTTCGAGACCACCACCGATATGGAGGACTGCCGAGTCTGGGCTGCCGCCACGTGCGAGATTGGGAATACGGACCATATCGAGCGCGGCACGTCTGTCGAGTGGTTCATCGAGTGGTGCCGTGACAACGGCCCGTGCAACGTGTACTTCCACAACCTCGCGTTCGACGGTGCGTTCATCATGGACTGGCTTGAGCGCAACGGCTGGGAGTGGGTCGAGGACAGGACAAAGGCGGGCACCCGTACATATACCACCGTCATCAGCGATGCGAATCAGGTGTACTGCATCGACCTGTATTTCACCAAGTCCCTGAGCGTGCGTATAATGGACTCGCTCAAGATTGTCCCGCTGTCAATTGCGCAGATGGCGAAGGCATACAAGCTTCCCATCCTCAAGGGGAGTATCGACTATTCCGCTCCGCGCCCCGTGGGGCACCGGCTCACCGATGAGGAGATTGCCTACCTCGACAACGATGTGCTCATCGCCGCCATGGTCATGGGCAAGTTCTTGGACGAGGGCCTTAACAAGATGACGGCGGGCAGCAACGCGCTAACCAACTACCGCGACATGAGTGGAGGGCGCAAGGGTTTCCGCAAGTGGTTCTCCTATATCGAACCCGAGGAGGACGAGTTCATACGAAAGGCGTATCGTGGAGGGTGGACGTACGTCAACCCGAAGTTTCAGGGGCGTAAATTGGGCGAGGGCATCGTGTTCGATGTGAACAGCCTGTACCCGTCCGTTATGGCGAGCTGCTCTAACGAGCGTTTACCGTACGGAAGGCCCGTGAGGTTCGAGGGCAAGCCCAAGCCCTCAGAGGCTTTCGACCTATGGGTAGCGCAGGTGACGTGCTCGTTCCGCATCCGCGAGGACCACCTACCGTGCATCCAGCTCAAGGGCAACTTCCGCTTCAAGCAGACCGAGTACCTTGAGCGCAGCGACGGCGACGTCACGTTCACTGTCACCTCCGTGGACTGGAAGCTCATCACGCAGCAGTACCATATCTACAATCTGCGCTGGCACGGCGGCTACCAGTTCAGGAGCGCAACGTTCTTGTTCAAGTCCTACGTGGATAAGTGGATTGGCATTAAGAATCAGGCGACCATCGAGGGCAACTCGGGCATGCGCCAGATTGCCAAGCTGATGCTCAACTCCCTCTACGGCAAGTTCGCCACGCGGACCACGGTGTATTCGCGTAGGCCGATGCTGGTCAACGATGTGCTGCGCTATGTGGACCTGCCGCCCGAGGAGCGCGACCCCGTGTACCTGCCCGCAGGCGTGTTCATCACTGCGTGGGCCAGATACAAGACCATCACGACGGCGCAATCCGTGTACGACAGGTTCATATATGCCGATACCGATTCCGTCCATCTCATCGGCACGGATATACCCGACTGTATCGATGTGGACGCCGTGCGCCTGGGCGCTTGGAAGCACGAGAGCACGTTCTATCAGGCCAAGTTCCTGCGTGCCAAGTGCTACATGGAGTACGAGGAGGGCAGCGACACGCCCACGGTGCATGTGGCGGGCATGCCCAGCCAGTGTCACAGATATGTGGATATCGACAACTTCGAGTTCGGCAAGGTGTACCCGGGCAAGCTCTACACGAGGCGCGTGCATGGCGGTATCGTCCTGTACGAGGGCGATATGGAGATTAGGAGATAGGTATGGTGTGCATTGTTCTGTATAGTGAGAAGTATGGATATTTTGAGAGTATGTATAACAACTATATCCATCATACCCATGATTCCCACGAGGCAGCTAAATACATTCATCTTGATGTGGCGTTGCGAATAAGGGACTATCTTAAGAGCGAATATGATGAGGATTATCATATCGAATTGTTTAGCGAGGAGGGTTAATAATGTATACCGGTTCTGAAAAAATATGTTGTCATGGGTAAAGTGCTTGAAGGTGCTATATATCATCATTATTTCGCCGGCAAGCGTTCTCATATAGATGATGAGGATTGCGTTCCCGACATGACGGATAATATAGATGACGCGCTTATTTTCACCAACATGTATAGAGTACGCTCTATCGCCGAGGCGATGGGTAAGCTCTATAAGGCACGCGGGTACGAGGTAGATATCTGCGAGCTTGAGTTCAAGGGAAGTTACGAGGTATAGTATGAACTGTAGTGAGTATTACGTCCGCATGATAGTCACGGCTGACACGTACAAGTACGATATCATCTCCCAGCAGGTTGACGGTTCCTATGCGTTCTACTCGTGCACCTTCGCTCAGGTGCGCGAGATGTTCCCGGATGTGCGCAACAATATCGATGCACTCATCGCCCTACAGGAGCACGGTGCCGAGATTCTCGATAAAGTTGTTGACACCGCCCGCAGGAGCTAATATATTCTAGAGGTAAAGAGAGGAGGTTCATCATGCCTTACGTCTATATGGACGAACTGCCCGGTGGTATGGAGGAGGCCACCGTGTACTCCGAGGAGGACTACAACGGAGTGACCGCCCAGTTGGAGCAGGCGCAGGCAGAGAATGCGGAGCTTGCGACCGAGCGCGACAACTTGGCAAGGGAGTTGGACGCAGCCAAGACCAAGTTCGCAAACGCTTTCCTGTCCTCGCCCCAGCATGCCAAGCAGGTGCAGAAACAGGAGACTAAGGAGGAGGATATGCCCTACACGTTCGATACGCTATTCAAGGGAAGGAACAAGTACAATGCCAACTAAGCCAGATTCCGAAGTGATGCACGCATACGACAAGTTCAAGAACGACCCGCACTTCTCGCATGACACGCTGGAGGCCATCATCAACGATAACCCGATGTTACGACAGGCGCTCATCAACAAGGGCCTCGTGGAGGAGGTGGTAATCAATGCCTAACTCTACCGTGAACCCCGTGCGCGTACCCGATGACAACCGCTCGCTCCACAATATCGGCGAGTACATCATGAGCTACGAGCCGTACATGAATGCCTATATCACCGCGCTCGTCAACCGCATCGCACGTGTTATCGTCATGTCCCGCGTGTGGAAGGACAAGTGGGCGGTCTTCGAGATGGGCAAGCTCGATTACGGCGAGACGGTCGAGGAGATTTTCGTCAACATCGCAAAGCCGCATTCGTATGACCCTGCCAAGGCAGAGACTCAGGTCTTCAAGCGCGAGATTCCCGATGTGCGCGCGGCGTTCCACTCGATGAACTACCAGAAGTTCTACAAGGTCACCATCTCCAACGACCAGCTGCGTCAGGCGTTCCTTTCCTATTACGATATGAACGAGCTTATCGCGCGTATCGTGGACTCCCTGTACACAGGCATGAACCTCGATGTGTTCCTCACCAAGAAGTACATGCTCGCGCGCGAGGCAATCAACGGCGGTATCTACACGGTCGTGACCAAGCCTATCTCGGGTGACGGTGCCGACCCCGACGATGCAATCACCAAGTACCGCCAGTACACCAACAACCTTGAGTTCCTCAAGACTCTGTACAACCGAGCGGGAGTGCGCAACTCCACGCCAATCGAGGACCAGGTCATCATCGTGCCCAACGAGGCTGAGGCCACCTTGGGCGTGAAGGTCCTCGCGGCTGCGTTCAACCTCTCCGAGGTGGACTACATCTCCAAGCGAATCCCCGTGGACTCGTTCGAGTTCGATGCCGATGACGAGGCCCGACTCGCGGAGCTGTTCGCCAACGATGAGACGTACAAGCCGTTCACGGACGAGGAAAAGAAGGCGCTCCAGCTTATTAGCGCCGTCAAGCTCGCAAAGGACTGGTTCATGTGCTTCGACAACTTCGAGCAGTTCACGGAGAATTACAACGGAGAGGGCGTATATTGGCAGTACTTTTTCCATGTGTGGAAGACCTTCTCGGTTTCCCCGTTCGCCAACGCCGTCCTGTTCACCTCGCAGGTATCCAAGATTACGGAAGTTACCGTGTCTCCGAACACGGCGAATGTGGCGCAGGGCACCTCCGTTGTCATGACCGCGAAGGTCGCCGGCACGGGCCTGTTCGAGAAGACGGTCGAGTGGTCCGTCAAGGGAACCATGGACATGGCGGCGGGAACCCATATCGATGGCACCTCGGGCGTCCTGCGTGTCGCGTCCGATGAGACGGTCGACAACGTCCTCACAGTCACAGCGATGGCGAAGGACGGTCAGACGGGTACCGCCCAGATTACCGTCACCGCAGCGCAGTAATATATAGTTACTGTCCGTAAGGCCGTTCCCGTATCTCGCGGGAACGGCCCTTTTCTATTAGGAGGATAGATGGCACTTCCCAACTACACGCCGTCTGGAAAGATTCTGTTCGGCTCCGTGCCGTGGGACAGCGGTTATTCCAACGTGCGCCTGTACACCTCTCTGGAAGAGCAGTACAACGATATCGCCACGCGCATGACGCTATCGAGCGACAACTATACGTACATCGGGCGCAACCGCAGGCTCAAGGTGGCAATTGAGGCGGACAGGCTCTACCACTGCAACTACTGCATGTACAGGAACGAATCGCTGACCGATGGGTACATCTACTGTTTCGTCAGCGACGTGAAGTACATCAACGACCGCACATCGGAGATTACGATTGAGACGGACGTGTTCCAGACGTACCTGTACGGCACCGACTGGCAGATTCCACCCTGTTTCATCGAGCGCGAGACCACACCCAGCGAGGACAGCAAGTACATGCTCAGCGAGGAACCCTCGTTTCCACTTATATATGTTGGTGACGGTGTTTCTAGGAAGACGTTCGGTGTCGGCGGCTTTATCGTGATGACCTCTGCCAAGCCTGAGAAGAACAACAACCTTATTGAAGATATTATCAATCCTCAGGGATATTACGCAAAACCCATTGCCATGACTGTTAACAAAGGTATTGCCTGTGGGTGCGCACTATATTACTTTCCCGTTCAAACCAGCGCTGGCGGGTCTGAAGCCATGGAGGCGTTTCTTAACGAACTTACGTTTGCGGGTTCAGTCGAGAGTATCGTTGCCATTTTCACCGTGCCGTCATTCGCTGCATCACTTTGCGGTAGCGGCGGTCGTGTCGTTACGCAAGGCGGTACAGATATCGAGCTTTCCTCGCAAACTGATTTGTCTATTCCCACAAATAAGAATACGCTTGACGGGTATACTCCTCGAAATGCTAAACTTCACTATTATCCCTATTCATTTGCCGAACTGGGGGACGGTCAGGGTCAACGTGTACAATTGCGTTATGAGCTTATGAACGAGACCACAAATGTTCGAGTGAAGTATGCGCTCAATCCACTCTGTCAGGCGTTCGCGTTCCCATATAACTACAAGGGTATTGCCCTGGACTATGATGACGGTATCGTTGTCAAGGCTGGTGCCATGGGTTCATGGACTAACAATGCATTCCAGAACTGGGTGGGCCAAAACTCAGGCACAATCGCACTCACTGTTGCGGGAGTTGCACTTGCTGGCATATCTGGCGGTACCACTTTGGCAGCCGCATCGGCAGAACTTGAGGGACTTGGTGCCATGGAGGGTTTTGCCCATGTGGACGAGGCTGATTTAGCGGCAAAAGTGGCGGGCCAGATGAGCAATGTCGGCAAAGGCTCTAAGACGCTGAAACGTGCGGGCGCAGCGGGTGCGGGAGGTGTTGCAGGTATGGTGAATGCCTCCAGGCAGCCGACAACCACGAGGGGGCAGGTCAGCGGAGAGACGCTTTTCTCAACTGGCGCTCAAGGCCTTTTCATCAATCGTATCTGCGTGAAGGCCGAGGTCGCCCAGCAGATTGACCAGTTCTTCGACCGCTGGGGATATGCCGTGGAGCGCATCGAGGCCGTCAACATCACCTCGCGTACCTCGTGGAACTACGTGAAGACTGGTGGCGCGGCACCCCGCTCGCTCAACGTGGGCGCTGGCGCGACCGCCCCGTTCACGCGTGGGCGCGGCACGCCCGCCGACGCACTGGATGTTATCCGCAGGGCATTTGACGGCGGTATCACGTTCTGGCATAATACGGCTACGTTCGGTGACTACTCGCAATCCAACGCATTGGGATAGGAGGATTATGTATACTGGTTTCTTTACGCCCTCCGGTATGATTCCGTCAATTATGCAGAACGGCTCCAGGGCACAGGATGCCCAGACGTTCATCAACAATCAGGACACCGCCACCATGTTCATGTGGCGGCTCATGAACCTCGCCATCAGCGTGTTCAAATGGGACAATCTGCCCGATGGCGTTGACGAGCGCATGCTTGAGTTCTGGCTCCTGCGGGACGGTTTCGTGGGATTCTTCTACGATGAGGCGCTTAAATCGGACGAGCGCAGGCGCGCACCCGAGGGCTATGCCGTGCTGCCCATGATGATTCAGGGCCAATGGGATATCTACGAGTATCCGCGCGACCGCCGCGCCTACGCAGTGAACGGCTTCAACTACGAATGCACGGAGGACAACTCGGTAATCATCTACCAGAACTACCTTCGCGTCCCGATGTGGTTGACGCTGTGGCAGTACGCATACCGCCTCGCGGAAACCCAGCGCACCATCGATATCAACTGTATGCAGCAGCGAACCGCGCGCATCATCCGCTGCTCGGATGACCAGCGCCTCACCTACCTGAATGCCGCCAAGGAGGTCGATGAGGGGCGGCCTTGGGTTCACGGTGACAAGAACCTCGACTTGGACGCGTTTCAGGTGTTCGATATCACCACGCCGTACGTGGGCAACGAGTTGCAGACGTACAAGCACCAGTTGTGGAACGAGGCGCTCACGTACCTGGGCATCGAGAACGTCAACACGGACAAGAAGGAACGCCTCATCTCCGATGAGGTCGTGAACAACATGGGTGATGTGGAGGCCGAGCGCTTCACGCGCCTCAACGCCCGCAAGCAGGCTTGCGATGAGATTAACAAGCTGTTCGGCCTTGACGTGAAGGTCGACTTCCGCTCCGGTACGTACATCCGAACCGGTTCCACAGGCAACGCGATGCTCGAGACCTCCGGGATGCAGGCGTCCAACGTTCCGGGAGATGATTATGAGTAAGTACACCACAATGCTGCGGTTCCCCATCGAGCAACGGTTGGATGACCTCAACCTCTCGCATACCGAGGACAACTGGCCCCGCGTGTACGGCATCATCGGCCTCGATGACTACCCTATCTACGATGAGGCGCACCGCAGCGTACTGAACGATAAAATCATCAGGCGCTACTACCTGCGCGAGATTGGGTTCGAGACGCTCGGGCAGTTCGCATGGAACATGCGCAGGAAGATGCACGAGATTATGCCGTACTACAACGAGCTGTTCAGGAGCGAGAAGCTGGTGACAGACCCCATGCTCTCCAAGAACCTCGACTATACCGAGAAGTGGACACGGAACGAGGCCACCTCTCGCAACAAGTCGGACACCCGTGCCACGGACACCACGTCCACCTCGCAGAGCACCTCTGATGACCGAAACGTCTTTCAGGACACGCCGATGAATGGACTTGACACGGGCGCTATAGAGGCGATGGACTATGCCACCAACGTCACGCTCGACCACGGCACGACCGAGAACGGCTCATCTGCCAAGAACGAGACGAGCGGCTCATCTACCGATGGCTACACTGGTGACTTCGATGGCACAAAGGTGCATAACCAGAAGGGCTATGATACGAACCAGTCCGAGTTGCTGTTGACATACCGCAAGACTTTGCTTAATATCGACCTTGAGATTGTGGACAGCCTATCCACGCTGTTCATGGGGCTATGGTAAAGGAGGAGGATATGGACGAAACATCCGCGGCCACGGTGCAACGCCTGCAGTACTGGTGCCAACTCGTGCTGCCCGCCGTGTTCGATGACTCGCTGTCGTACTACGAGCTTGTCGCCAAGGTGGTCAAGAAGCTCAACGAGGTAATCAACTCGAACAACGAGCTTGCAGGCTACGTGGGAACCAACACGCGGGATATCGCGCAGCTCAAGGAGGACGTGGCGCTCATCACGTCCGAGTTCGAGAAGGTAAAGAACGGTGAGTACGCCTCGCTGTATATCACGGCCCTGAAGAACTGGCTCGCCGAGAACCTCATCAACGTGGTGGGCGAGATTGTCAAGTTCGTGTGGTTCGGCCTGAGCGATGACGGGCACTTCGTTGCGTACATCCCGACCAGCTGGCGATTCCTCACCTTCGATATGGTGGCGGACCCCGATTCATCCGACTACGGCCGACTTCTACTTTCCTACTAGGAGGAAAACTTATGGCAATCCAGACCAAGACCATGGTGGTCAAGAGCGACACCGCCCTTGCCGAGACCAAGACCACTATCCGAGACACAGTGACGTTCGACACTTCAAAACTTCCCAACGGCATCACCTACAAGGGCCTCAAGGCCGTGCTGTCGTTCGCAGACCCTATCCAATGGAACAAGGCGTCCACGTATGATTCCCTCACGGTCGTGTGGGATGACGCCACGCACGCCTCGTATGCGTCCAAGCGCCCTGTCCCTCAGAACATCGAGATTACCAACGAGTTCTATTGGTTCCGCACCGCCGACCTCGATGCACAGGTGGAGATGTACCGTCAGGAGGTGATGGAGTTCGATGGACGCATCACCGCGAATAAACAGGCGATTGATAAACTGAATACAACTTATAATGGCGTTTCCTATACGAATAGAACCAATACATTCGCTGTCTTCAGTGATTCCACGTTCCAGCGCAACGGGGACTTCAACAACCCCGGAATCACCATTCCCTCAGTTGTTGACAACATGACAAAGCTAATGCCCAATGCCACGATTAAAAACTATGGCAAAGGCGGTACTGGAACCGACTACCTCGTAAATACTCTGAATAAAATGGCAGTTGATAATTCTGTAGATACCGTTCTGATTGCATATGGAACTAATGACTGGCAGGGTTCATTTGAAAGTGCCCCTATCCTATCTTCTCAAAATGGCACTAGTAATACTGAATTGAATGCCATCCGAGCCATTAAACGTGCCCGTATTATCTTCCCTAAAGCTAAACTGATATGGTTTACTCCCGCATATATTCACAGCGAGGCATTTACAGAATTGAACGTAAACAAATGCGCCTCGACGCCGTTTGCCTACTATGATGTAATCAACCGCGTATGCAATGAATACGGTATCCAATGCGTCCGACTTGATAAGTTCTTCAACGTTAATGAAACTACCTATAAGAATTTCATGGTGGCATCTACTGAGAATATCTGGGTGCATTATAATGCCGATACCACCCTTAGAATTGCCGCCCTAATTGCCGACAATTTTGTAAGTATTGACGTAGAACCTAATATACCGCAAGGTTATAAGATTCTAAATCTACCATCCTATACAAATGTTGATACACGGTTTCATTCGCACGCGGTATATAGAACCATTAAATGCAATCTGCCTAACGGTGTTTATACTCTACACGGATATACTTATGGTGAGAACGATATCGCAATTAACGGCAAGACTTATAAATCCAATCTTTCAACTTATTTGACTCTTGATTTTGAAGTAACCGACAGCACTGGACTTACAACTATTACCTTTAGTTCGGGACTGTATAATGCAGCAATTCTTCCCAAGAATGCAAATTACTTCAACGTAACTCAAAATCAAGTGTATATGTATCAGGACGACGAATGCAAGTTTATATTGGCATTTGACGGGGTTAACGGTACTATCTTCGGTAATTCAGTGTCGGTAAAACAGGAATATATCAACCTCCCATCTGATTTTCCATTTGAGGGCAATATAACAGGTTTTTACGACGTCGACTTTAAACCGCTCTATGGACGAATCGGCGCAGGCTTGCTTAAGTTCTCAGAACAATTTGAGAATAAATATATGGGCGCGAGCTTTAGCGTAAAATGATAAACTTCATCGACATAAGCAGCCACCAAGCCGACCTGAACTTGGTGGCTGTGTCGGACTCCATTCAGGGTGTTATCGTCAAGGCTACAGAGGGAACCTCCTACGTGAACCCGTATTGCGACAGGCACTATCAGCAGGCGAAGAACACCAACCTCCTGCGAGGTTTCTACCATTTCGCAGGCAGCAGCGACCCGCTTGCAGAGGCTGCATTCTTCTACCGCAACGTGGTGGGATACATACATGACGGCATCCCCGTCCTCGACTGGGAGGGAAACCAAACAGTTGATTGGGTAAACTCTTTCGTGCGCCAGTTTCACAACCTCACGGGAATCTGGCCTTGGATATATGCGAACCCTTGGCGATTCAATCAGGGGGGAGTGGAGCTGAACTGTGCGAGATGGATTGCATCGTATCCCGAGATTGCGCACCCCACGTTCGCGCAGGCGGCCTCATGGAACTGCCCCAATGCTGACGGCAACGTGGTGGCTTGGCAGTTCTGTAGCGATGGGCGTCTATCAGGATATGGAAATAACCTGGATTGTTCCGTATATTACGGGGATAGGGAAAGTTGGTTGAGATATGCTGATTCTAACTCATTGGGTGGCGGCATCGCTGGGAGCGATGCTGGGAATGGCGGCTCTGGCACTTCTACAGAAACGCTAGAGAACGAGAACTACAAGATTACAATCGAGAGGAAATGATATGATTAACATAAGCATCGTGTGCGGTATCCTCATCATCATGGATATCGTCTGTGGTACAGTAGCAGCCCTGCGGAACAGGGAGCTGTGCTCATCTATTGCCCGCGAGGGTATGTACAACAAAATCGGTGAGGCCATGTTCCTCTTTATCGGCATCATCGCCAACGAGATTCTGGGTATCCCTCCGTTCGACACTCTGGGTATCTCCCCTAACGTCGCATGCCTCGTTGCCGGCTATATCGCATGGACAGAGCTGGTGTCCATCCTTGAGAACATCTGCAAGATTAACCCAGACCTGCCATTCGCAAAGATTCTCATGATATTCAATATCGATGTTGACAGCAAGGAAGAGGATACTGTAGAATTGGAGACGGCACCAGAGAAGTAAAGGCTCGCCGACTTATCCGATTGCTCACGGTGAAACGTGCGGAGGTCTACCGGAGATTAGCAAGCTCTGTGAACCCCTTGTCTGAATGCCACCCTTCTCGCCCTCCCACTGTCGATGACCTTGGGAGGGCATCCTATTTTAAGGAGGAATATATGCCGTACAATAAGCTCGGAGACTTGCAGACCTTGACCCTGTCCAACGATGTTCAGTGCGATAACCCATGCTGTATCCTCACGCTCGACTGTACTGTACAGCTTATGGGCAACATGCACCTGAACGGCTACGAGGCCAACACGGCTATCGCCACGCTGCCGACTTCCATGCGCCCACTCGATGAGATTTGCCTACCCGTGTATCTCGATACCTCCCTCAAGCAGCTAATCATCACACCCGAAGGGGAGATTAAGCTCAGTGAGGACGTTGTAGCTGGATTGCTATACACCAACGGTCTATCCTTCAACGCTTGCGACAGATACTATAACTCCGATATCGGAAACAACTTCTCGCAGGGAACCTCGCCTCTGCGCTGGAATGGGGAGGACCACTGATGGCCTACGCATTCAATGGAACAACGCCTAACCTCAACTTCGCCGTCAACCAACTCAACAGGAATCAGGGTATCTTGCGGAAACTGCTATCCGTGATAAACGGTATCGTGGACGACCTTACGCACGGCGCAGGCGGAACGGCCTCGAATGAGAAGGTGGAGGCCGCAGTCAAATGGTGCATCGACAAGGCATCGAACAACTACATTACCTACAGCCAGACGAACAGGAACCTCAAGAACGTCAACGGACTTAGCTATGATTGCGCCTCGTTCATCATCACGGGCTTCTACGCAGCGGGCATCGATATCAACGCCACGTACACGGGCAATATGCGTGCTGGCTTCACCGCTGCTGGATGGAAATGGATTGCAGGCCGCTCGTTCAGTGCAAACAAGTTGCAACGCGGAGATATCCTGCTTAATGAATCACTGCATACACAGATGTACATAGGAAACAATCAGGACGTAAATTGCGGTTCCACACCCGCCTGCGTCCAGACACACTCGGTGGATAACTATGGAAGGGGCTGGGATGGAATCTTGCGCTACAAGGGCTGATAAGTTCTGGAACATCAGGAACACGCTAAGCCATAACTGTCTGTTCAACTTCATCATCAGTATGCGCGGAGGCGGCAAGACTTATGGATGCCTGAAATACTGTGTTGAGAAATACCTCAAGGAAAAGCGAGCAGGACGCAAATGGCAATTCGTGTACGTGCGCCGACAGGAGAATGAGCTCAAGAAATTGACTATCTCACGCGGTGGACGTCTCTTTGCAGCTGTACAGAAGGAGTTTCCAGACCATGTGCTGAAAGCAGAATCTAATACACTTTATTGTGATGGTGAGGTATGCGGTTATGCAATTCAGCTATCCGCTGCATTCACTCAAAAATCAGATGCTTTTCCTGATGTACAGATGATTATCTTCGATGAGTTCATTGCTGTAAAGCGCTCTTCTTACCTCAATGATGAAGTCACTAAGTTCTTGGAACTGTATGTAACCATTGCTCGCCCAAACACGGACCATCCTATTGTAAGAGTTATGTTCTTGGGTAATGCTGTAACGCAGACAAACCCATACTTTGAATACTTCTATCTTGACAAACCCTATCAGGGAGAGTTTAAAAAGTTCGGTAATAACAAGGATATTCTTGTTCAAGATGTAAGCCTTCCTGAACTAGAAGAAGATGCAAAACGTTCTCGCTTCGGCCAGCTTATCGCTGGTACAGAATACGCAAATTACGCTATTGAAAATGAATGGCTCGAAGACGATACCGACTTCATCAAGAAGAAAAACAAGGACTGTGAATATCGCATGTCCATTAGATACAACGGAGCATGGATTGGAATCTGGTATGACCCTCTTGAGTGGATATATTACATCAGTAACAACGTAGACCTTCAATGCCCAAACAAGTTCTCCGCAACCACTGATGACCACAAGCCTAATGTTATGCTTATCAAGCATGCTAAACAAATGAACTCTTTCAAGCATATCATGGACGCTTATAACAACGGAGCCATCCGTTACGAATCTATCAAACTCAAATCATGGTTTCGTGAAATCATGCGTATGATGAATTGTAGGTAATCATGGACTACTATTGCTATAATCGTAACTTCGGTCTTTCATTTTGCACACCTAAATGCGAATTCTACGCACAATGTAGAAACTGGCACCAGAAGCAGATTGATAAACTTAGTCAAGTAGACAAGGGATTGAGTGCAGGTCTTGGATGCTTGCATTCAAAGACTAAATCTCGTAAGAGCAAATAAGATTGATAACGATAATAAGGTATACAGCTCTTGCCTGTAGGCGAGGGCTGTAGATTTGTATAGAGAACATACGCTGAAGGGGCCCCCTCCTG